CCATGCCAGCCTTTTTGGCAACGTATTTGACAACGCGACCTGCGCGTCCTGTCTTCGAACGCTTAGAAGGGAATCCGGATTGATAATGGTTAGCATAACCGTATCTTTTAGGCATTTTTAGGAAGAGGAGGGACACCCTGTAATATTATAAGGGTGTCCGGAATAAAAGGGAGGAGGAGGAGGACCCACTAGAAAGAAGAAAGGACTTTATTCTTTAAGACCCTTTTATTTGAGACTCTTCATACGGACAACTCGACAACGACGTCGCACAGCTTCGTCACTAAGAAGTAAAGGATCAGAGTTGCTCGTAAAAATCTTAAAAATACCTGGCGGAATCCGAGCGACCGCATGGCGGCAATGAATCGCGCGCGGATTATCAAAATCAACAATCGAAATCTGCGACGTACGCGGGTAGTGGTTGAAGTCCACATCGTCAAAAATGATGGACTTGTGGTAACCAATCCGAAACGTCTTGAGCTCGTCAATGTGAGAGACGAAGAGCGCCGGCTTCGGAACAACTTTCTTAGCCCACGTAGTTTTACCAGTTCCAGAATCTCCTACCAAAACAAAACATTTCCCATCTTGAGGAAATTCAAGGGAGGATAGTTCAGGGACCATGACTCCTTCCGTATCCCCATCTATAATGGTCGCAAAATCTCCATGACAACGTATCCAGAAAAATTCTGCGAACGAGAAACTAATCTTTTCCCCAACACAGTAGGAATACCATTCTTCCTGAGAATCGTATCCTTCACATAAGGAGCGTAAACCCAATTCAGATCCCCCTTTAACAATCGAAATGTCTTGTGGCGTTTCGATATAGTCTCCATCTTTTTTGCAGTACACTTGGCAAGCAGTCCAGGAGCGTGGATCTTGTTTATTGGGATGTTTCCCATTGAGGTCGAGCCAGTCAACCCCATGACGCTGAGTTTCTTTAAATTCAACACAGCAATGGAGGTGAGGATTTCCATCTTCGTGCAATTCCCGTGCAATGACATAGTAGGATAATTCGGCTTTACACCCAAGGAGGTAGAGCAAGTCTTCTTTAGCATCATTGCATTGGGGATAGGTGAGAAAGAATCGCTTTCCATTGTAAAAACTTGGCATGGTGGGAGTGGCATGACAGCTGACAATATATGGCAGCAAACACGTGGTATTTTTGAAATTGCAGTTATGGGTGGTAGCGTCGCAGCCAAATATATACTTGTCCCACGCATGAGCTTGTCTAGTCTTACAGACAGAGGACCTCCGGTGGTACTCTCGGTTAGATTAGCTCATCCTACGGACTCGCGAATCGTTGCCATCCGGGGTAGTAGTTGCCATAAGTAATAAAAAAATATTTTATTCGTATCTGATCTGTGTAGGCGGCGTAGTAGGTAGTAGATCCGGCAGGGACTCACCAGGTCCTGAGAGATCTACAGTTATTCTTCTCATGTGCCGCATAAACATTCTGTAACAGCGCGGGCAAACCCCAAAAGACCGACAATGAGATTCGAACACTTGACCGTCTGCTTCCCAATACAGTGCACTAACCATTAGAGTTTAAAATGTGATAATATAAACCCTAAAGGCTAAATATATAACCCTAAAGGCTAAAATAACCCTTAACCCGGGTAACGATAACCCTAATTATTTTTTTTATTTAAGGATTGTTCTTAGTCGCTTGATACAATTTGCCCATAGCAACTTGAGGAACACGAGAAGTAAGATAACATCTCTCAACTCGATTAACCTCATAAGCAATAGAGATATTCTGAGCAGCATTGACATTGATCATGTCTTCAAGTGCTACAATAGCAGATCTACCTTCCATTTTGATCTGAGATACAATCCCACCAACTGTAGTTCCATATCTCCATCCAAGGTGATCAAGATAGGTAAGCAAAGGCTTGTTAACACTATACGTAATCGTATCCTTCTTGATACCACCAGGCTCCAACTTCACAGATGCGCATTTGGTTACATTATACCACACCCCTGGAGCAGGGGGTTCCTTCATGACAGGAGCAGTAGTAAATTGGGCACCGCGGGCTAACAGAACACCGGTGAAATCATCCATAGCTTCCACAAGATTTACACCGTCAACACGGGCTCTAGGACACCCAGTACTGAAATGGTATGCTTTACCGACCAATGGATTATTAGTGACATCCCCTGAATCGGCGGAGGCATCAAACGCAAGAGTTCTATTCTGCATTTTCAGGTCCGACTTGAATGAAAGATGCACCATCTCATTCACGAAGAGGATATCACCACGAAACTGCCAAAACGCAGTTGTATTACCATCTTTTCCGTAAAGAGATAGTCGTGTTGGGACGTCTACAGCCTGGGTAGAGTTGGAACCATTCGCAATGTAATTGACGAAAAAGTTGTACAAATTGGCGAACCCACCGGTAACACCACCAGCCGGGTCGCCTACTATTAGACTAATTGAATCAACAGTAAGAGTATCATAGGTATACTCGACTTCAACACCTGTCACCTTATTCGTCATAGTGAGAATGAGTCTCCAACCATCGCTAAAACCTTGATATCCGCGAATATTCTGATCTGCACTTGTACAGTGCCAGTTTGCAGCCTTAGCAAACAACTTTCTGAGGGTAGCTTGCAAGATAATGACCAACATCCGAGGTCCGGACATAGTCGAATGACCCATATACACACAATCTGGATCAGTTATCGTTCCATTAATCTCCGATGTATTTGAGAATCCATATCGATCAAACTTATATCCAGTGGCCTTGAACTTCTTGAATTTCTTAATCTTGCCGCCATACTTTCCAGTGGTATTGTACTTACCACCAACCTTTTTAGCCCTGCCAGAAGTCAATCGTCGTAAACTCCGATATGCACCATAGCCCGCAGAAGCGAACCCAGCGGCAGCGCGAAGAGAAGGAGGCAACATAGCCATGCCAGCCTTTTTGGCAACGTATTTGACAACGCGACCTGCGCGTCCTGTCTTCGAACGCTTAGAAGGGAATCCGGATTGATAATGGTTAGCATAACCGTATCTTTTAGGCATTTTTAG